GGAATGTAATGTCTGGTATAATTCTGGACAGGAAAGCAAACTGATCCCCGTCACCCAAGTCTATCTGACTGCTTTCAATGTGTGAGGCAATAGCGGACGCTGGAACTGTGCTGCCGTCATCTAAACCGTTTTCGTGTTCATACAAGTAATGATCCGAACCTGCGGCTATGGGCAATGCGTCAACGCCACGGTCCACCCAAACCGTTCGATCTAATGTGCCGTAGTACCAAACTTGCTGCTCATAATTAAACACAACATAGCGGTCATTTTCGTCACTGCTAGCCGAGGGGTAAAACCACCATATTTCCGAAAACGAGCTATTGTTTGCCGCAGTTACCTTTTGAATTTGCTGTTCGTTAAAATCGGAAAACACGTAATCTTTGACCGTACAGGGCAGCTTGTTAACGGCACCCGCATACACATAGAACTCTTCGCGTCCCATCCAAAACACGTTGTCATTAACCGCAATAGCGCACAACGGACTTGCTGTAGTGATGTTTTCTGAAACGGTGTTAATACCAAACGTAAATGGCGGTCCAAGAAACTGCATGGCGTGTAGCGATACGTCTGTAAACACTAGAACCTGCTGTCTGGTTTCAACAGCGGTTACAATCTCAGAACCAGAACCAATACGCAAATCACCCGCTGTATTAGTGGCCTTGGCTGACCAATCTGTCAGGCTTTCTTGACTGCCAAAACGAATAAGCAAGGGGTCTTGTGTGCCAATGTCTGTTTCAGGGTCACAACCAAACGCTATGATGTGCCTGTCTTTGTCTGAAACCAATACCTGCTTTGCAATAGTTGGAATATTATCGGCTGCAACACCTAGACTTGCAAGAGATACCGCCCTTGCTGTCAGGCCATTTGTCTTGTCCCAGTAGAATATACCTTCGTCACGAACGTTCATTAAAAGGTCTTCGCCAAAGTTATCGTGGCTCCAAATACGAAGAGTGTTGCCGCCAGCCGTAAGGTCCGAGGCCGAATCCCACGTACCGCGACCCCAAGTGCCTGCGCCCCAACCTGTGCCTTGCACAGACGTATCCAGCCCCGTGTTAATCTGGTATGCGCCCACAGAAGAACCGCCGCCGTTACCGCTGTCGCTTGTGTTAGCAAAAACAAATGTTGGGTTTAGTCCAGAAGTTGTAGTTATTTCAGCAATAGTTGCTACAGCCCTAGCTTCTATTTGAAAAACGGTGGCACTGACAACGTGCGTTACTTGATACTCTTGATTTAAAACGTCCGCGATAATTGCACCGCCAAGGGTTGCCGCGCCTGAGAAAGTTACAAAGTCGTTCTCTAAAGCACCGTGACCATCAGAATCTGTAACTGACAAAGTACAACAGGTTGCCGCTACACCATCGTTATGTGACGCCGCTGTTGTTCCGTTAACGCCGCGCTCACAGCCCGTCAGTGTGGCAGTGCTTATGGCACCATAGGTTATTTGCTCTGAGCCGATAAGAATACGTCCGCCACCTGTAGGAAATCCACTGGCGCTATCCAGAACAATAGACTGCGCGGTAGCACTAATGGCCCCATCTAAGGTATCAGCACCGCCTGCAAACGTGACGGCAGAAGACGCCACCCGTAAAGGTGTGATGTCTTTGTATGCGCCGCCTTCGCTAATGTAGTATTTAAGACCTGTGCCTACACCAATATATTTCTCACCAGACAAGGCAACCCACGGGTGCAGCGCACGGCACGTTCCAAGGAAGGCGTTGTCTGAGTTTTTAACCCAACCGCCTATTTTTTCAGGAAATCCCATGCGAAACCGTATTTTATCACCATCAAACCAACCGCCCTCGTTACTATACGAAGTGGTTTCTCGGTTAATTCCGGGCTTAAACTGTAGCTTTGTTAATGGCATAACACCCTCACGATTGTGCGCCGTAAATAGTACCGTTGTTTGTCAGTGTAAAACTATTGCTGTTGGATTCAATTCCCTTGCCGCCAAGACCCGCGCCTATATTGCCTGATTGTGCTGCCGCTCCGCCATTTGCTCCCCAACCGCCACCGCCGCCGTTTGCATTTCCGCTACCGCTTCCACCAACGTTACCTGCGGAGCCACCCGTACCACCCGTACCAAACCCCGCTCCACCGCTGCCCGGAAGAATACGACCGCCACCACCGCCGCCAGTGCGACCAAACGTAGTAACCACACAGCCGCCGCCACCAGCACCGCCGCCACTTGCAAAGCCGTCTGCTCCTGTTCCGTTGGCTCCAGAGGCATTTAATATACCGCCAGCGCCGCCAATATCGTCACCGCCGCCGATCCCACCGCCAGCGCCACCACCCGAACCGCCGTTTTGAGCCTGACCACCCGTACCACCGCCACCCGCAATGTATGCTCCAGAGTGATTTATGATGGTTACTCCTGTAGCAGTAATACTGATTGCTTCACTGCCGTCTCTACCACCCCCAGCATTATAGCCATTACCGCCGCGCCCAATAATCTTGCCGTAATTTTCAATGGTAGCGTTAGGTGTGTCTACTATTAACCCTGCGGTTCCCTGCGTATCGGACCACACCCAGAAATCTTCTGGTATAATTAACGTGCCGTTACCAAGTATAAAATTAGACGTTGTAACTTCCTGTCGGTTACTTTGGCTGTTTATAGCAGTCTCAGAAGTAAGCGTAACAGGCCCACTGCCACTTACGCCAAACCCTAGTATGTCATATCCAAAAGAAGTCATTAGGCATCATTCTTTGCGTCTGTTGTGTAAAACAGTTTTATCCCTAAAAGCCTAGCATCCCCTGACTGATCGTCTGCCGATACGTCTCGCATAATCTGAAAGTATGTCTGTGTATCTACCGCAGCACTGGCTACAGTAACCGCGCCACTTACCGCAGAAACAGTCATGTCGTTGGACGTTCCGCTAAATGCTTTCGCTGTAGCTACCACGTTAGTTCCAAACGCCGTGTTGATAGAAACGTCATCAGCTATAGAGACGCCCGATAAACCCCAAGCTACGGTCCCTGTATTTGTTCCCGTCACGGTCCAAAACGCTTGAAACGTAATGGTTCCCTCGTTCCAAGACTTGGGAAAGCAAACGGTAAACTGCGCGTTCTCATCAGAACTTGCATCAAAGTCCAACACCCTAAGTTCAGGGCCGTTTGACAGTTCCACCTGATCTAAACCTGAACAACCGTTCGTAGTGTTGGGAGCCATTGCACCCGCTGGAACGTAAATAGTCTCTACACCCGCGACCTTTACCGCTGCGGAGTTGTTGGTCAACGCCCCTGCAACGTCACCCGCACCCGATATATCTAACGTTGCTGCGTCTAACTCACCAGAGATGGTGATATTGCGACCACCCGTAATGTCTATGTTGGCGTCTGCCACAAGAGCTTTACTGGCAATAACCGTTCCCGCAGTTACTCCGTCAAGCACGTTAATCTCTGCGGCGTCCGCTGAAATGGCGGTTCCTGCTATGGCTAAAGTAGTGCCGTTAACTTGACCACCGCTGCTATAAACAACGGCTTTGCTGTTAACGATAGTACCCGCAGAAGAGCCGTCTACTAGGTTTAATTCCGCAGCGGTTGACGTAACACCCGTTAGAATATTTATCTCTGCGGCACTAGCTGTAACGCCGTCCAATATGTTTAATTCCGCGCCTGTAGACGTGACCGTTGTGCCTGCTAGTTTTAAAGCAGCAATAGCCGTGGTTCCTGCTAGGTTAGCGTCTGTTAGAAGATCGTACACAATAGCGTCAGAACCACCGCCATCGGTAGCAATCATCTTTACTTCGCCAGCGGCTACAGCAACGTTGGCCCCTGATCCTTGAGAGAAAGTCAGAGTTGCACTTGTCGCGTTCTCAATCATCCAAACTTTAGAAACGGTGTTGGGCGCAAGCGTGACCGTGCAAGCCTGACCACCGCCAGTGCATTTCAAATAGAATGATCGCGCTTGATCCGAGGTTCCATCAGCTATCGTAATAGTGTGTGTGGACGCATTCGCTATGGCCTCTGAGCCATAAGAAAAGGCTTCGCCAATAAGCTCAAGGTTAGCGTTGGTCTTAGTACCCCACGTACCAGACGCTTCGCCAGTACCAATCTCTTCAAGCCTTAGATCGTTTACATATGTACTAGCCATG